TTCTGCTGGAGTTACCCATTCAAGATTATCAACATTATTATTTCCTCTATTGCAATCCTTATGATTAACATATGGTTTGTTATCTGGATTAGGAATGAAAGCTTTTGCTACAAGTCTATGAACTCGATAGCTTTTTGCTTTCTTATTTATTGAAATAGTAACATGATGATAACCTTGCTGAACTCTTTGACTTAAAATATAATTAGTTATATCATTTCTTACTTGTCCGTTATCTGAAACACTGTAATTAGTTTCAATATTATCATAAAAAATTTTTTTCCACATAAAATTTATCTCCTTTTATACAAACATTTGTTTATACCGGCATTTACACACCTTCTATTATAGAAGAAAAATATTTTAAATAAATTTTATGCTTTTGCCCAAAAAAGATTGCGGCGCGCTTCAGACTGCAGTCATCTCAGCCTTACTGGGACGTATTTCTCCTCCCATTAGTCTCTACACCTTCTGTTATATAACAGCTTGGCACGGTCTCCTTTAATACTAATATATTAAACCTAACCGTTAGCATATAAAAATATTATACACACCCTTAACCAAGGGTTCACGCCGTTCTTTCAATATTATATTACTATAACATGCCCCACAACTTTCCAACGTCTAGGGATTATAATTTCATTAAGTGCAGTTTGATCAATTAATACACATTCCTCCATCAAACCGCCAGTTCTTCTTTGTCCTCTAGAGCTTTCTCTTGCCGCCAGTATGTCTATAGATGAGCCATTTTTAAATTCATATTTAACGTCATCTTTTGTTTTCTTCGTTTTACCTCTATCATAATTAATTTCATTATTAAGAGGAGGAATTAAAGTACATATTTCTTCAATTTTAGCTATAGTGATACTTGCTGCTTCAATACGGTATTTTTATTACCTAGTGCCTTAGGTTCGTTAAGCCTAAGTCGTGAAATCACGCTACACGTTTCCGCGTAGTTTAGACTATATCATAATCCTACTAAATAGGACCGTTTCCACTTCCACTCCCTTGAGTGTACTCCCTCCCGGGATAGTCGTTGAACTTTAAAAGGTAATTTTCTAATTTATCTTGAATATTCTCATTAAAATTAATTAATAAAAGATTATGATTATTTTTCTTACACCATTGTTTTTTATATTCATCATACCGTTGCTGTTTTTGCAATGTAGAATCTCCTCCAAAATAAGGAACAGATTTAAAATGCTGCTCTCCTTGAAATTCTATATATACATCATATTTAGGAAGATAAAAATCAAAACGTAATTTATGATTTTCAATTTCTTCAATTTTTTCTCTATAATAAGGTATATCTTGTTGTTCTAAATAAAAAGCAATCGCTTTTTCGCCTTTAGATCCAGAGCACTTTGGACAAGTATAATGTCTAGCATTTACATCATAACAAAAACCACATAAATTGTGTCTTATCTTCACAGAATGATTCCATCCTTTGTATTCGGATAAAAGGGTATATTCTTCACCTAATTCTATTTGATATTGCTCCTCAGTTAATAAAACATTATTACCTTCACAAGAGCAACCTTTGCCTCTTAAATAATCATATATAGTCTTTTTATTTACAGCCCCACACTTTTTACACTGACAAGCTACTAATGTCCTAGCTTGAATTCTCATTGAATCTAAATCATCCAATAAAACAAAGTTTTTACTATTTTGAATAAATTCTTTAAATCTATTCACAGATTTTAACATTTGCTCTCTTTTATTAGGAAAACAGTAAGAACATAATCTTTGTTTTCCAGAAGCATATGCAGATTCCGCATTCATAAAATGATATGTATTTCCACAAGTTAAACATTGAATATCACAAGGTTTATTTTTTAGTGTATAATTTAAAGCTCTTAAATGCTCTTTTGGATATCTTTTATCTATTTTCTTTTGAAAATCAGATAAATCTAATCGGCCTCCACTATGATTATTTACACATTTTTTACATATACATCTTTTTTCTTTACGAATAAAATTCTCAGCCCGAGCTAAAGTATATTCAGTATTACATACATTACATTTTACAGTAGCTGGTGACTTCATAAGAGTGTAATTTAATATTAAAATATCCTCGTCAGGAAACTTTTCTTTTATTCTTTCTTCTAATATATTCAAAATAAATATTCTCCTTTTCTTAGCTGCTGATTGCCCATTTGCACTACTTAGCCTCTCAACTTATAGCATCTATAAAATTTTTTCTGTATTTCTACAACATTCACGCTTATCAGCAGAATTAAACTGATTACGTTGTAGTTTTTATAGCTTTAGGGTGTTCCAGCAATTCAAAAACTTAATTTTTCATAAAGTTGCCTTTATGCAGAGCAAGCCTTTCGCTCTTTGCCGCCTGTAGTCACAAATAAATGAGAGTTAGGATACAGCATACATCTTAACACAAGTGCCATCATAGAAAGAAAGGATTTTGAATAAGCTCTTGGAAAAACTGCATATACATAGCGATGGCGCATAACTGACCGCAAAAAGTATCTTTGATAATAATAAAAATGAAAATTTTTAGGGTTCTCTTCCCGCAATAAGAAGTCTATTAACAAATCAGGATATTCTCTAAAAAAAGCAATTAAATGTCTTAAATTATCCAGCTGCGCACGAACCCTTTCTTCAGACATTCCTTGTTTTGTTGAAGGGTCTCGATCAAGAGACAAATCCATTAAATTTTTAAGACTCATTGATTAAGTCACCATCCTTTTCTTTGTCATCTTTTAATTGTTGTAAAAATTTCTCATAATCAGCATCTTCCACTTCGGGTTCACTCTTCCCCTGCGCTCTGGCCAATGCTTTATCTCTTTTCTTTTGATCTAACGCCGCGCGCTCTTTTAGATAATTTTCAATCTCTTGCGCTAAGGCGGTATCTTGATAAATAAGAGACTTCGTGTATTCTTTCATATCCGCCATCTCTTTGTCTACTAAATCTCTTGGAGCATCTATTGCCAATCGAGGAATCTGCCCGCCCTCTTTTTCACAATAAGCAACAAGAGAACCTATACAATCAACAAATTCTTCTTTTTCCTTTTTATTCTGCGCGGCGGTTATTTTAATAGATTTCCTCAAAGTGTCATACGTTCGACTTAATTTATTAAAACCATCAACATCACCAATATCACATATAACTCTTAATTTTCATTAAGTATGGACTATCTCTTCATCAATAGTAACAAACACTATTGAGCCTTGCACTTCCACTTATGTATCAATAATAAGTGTACTCTACTCACTTCTCAGTTTTCGATAGTCTCTACACCTTGTCAAGTTTGAATCCAATAATATTTTTTATACAAAGTATGATTTTTAATAGCTCGGTCTAAGCCATCATGCGATTTAATACCTAGGTATTCTAACGCCATTCGCTTAGTATTAAATTCTTTTATTAAATTATTATTTTTATCATACATTTTGATATGGACTCCATTTTTCGCTTTATCTCCCTTATTTCCATAATTACCATTTTTAATACCTTTCTGTATTTCAGACATTTTTTCACGATATTCTTTAGTTTGAGTAAAGCTATAATCTGTATGAGCTACTTTCTTTTGAATACTTTCTTTACTATGATGCTTCCCATACATAGGGTTCCCAGAACCAGAATATTTTTTAGATCGCTCATTTCTTCGTTCTTGAGTCCAATACTTTAAAGATTTTTTTCTTAATAAATCTTTAGTTTCTTCAGTATGATGTTTCCCATACATAGGATGATTTTTACCGGCGTTTTTCTTGCTAATTTTTTTATTTACAGCATCTCTCTGACTAGAGGTATATCCCTTTGTAACATATCCTCCCTGTCCGCCATCTGCAATATTGTAAAAATCTTTTCTTTCTACTGCATTGTATAGTGCTATAAAATATTTCTCTTTCTCATTATTCTCTTCTTCTGATTTAGATACGTATAAAATTTCTTTTTTAAAATTTTCTTTTCCATATTTATTTATCGCCGCAGTAATTAATATTCCGCTACCTAAATAATTATCATCAAGATAACCTTTATGCTTTCCTATATATTTTTTATTGTTTATTAAATTCGTTGTTAAATAAATGTAATATTTTTCCATCTTATTCTCCCTTCTCTATACTTTATAGAGAAAAGAATAATTATCATTTTTCAAACTTGACCTTGGCACGGTATTAGCTTGCTTAAAAAGTTTAGCTTTCACCGTTAGCAGGTACAAAACCCACACCCCTGATAGGGTTCACAAGGTTTAAAGGCGACCGATATTTCATAGTTGATCGCCTGGTTCATTTTTAAATATGTTTTACACACAAGAATCAAAGCATTTTTAGTATCTGGATCTTGAATATCAAACCCTTGCATCATCTCTTCGTATTTCCGCTCTAACTCAATCCATTCGTTTGGCTTATACAATCTCCCCCACTTCATAGCTAAATAGAGTTTATCTTCTTTAGTTAGTTCCGCGGAAGGATCGTCTAATTCCTCTTCGGATATAAAGTCTTGCTCATTAAAACCAAATTCATTCGTAGAAGTCATAGCTTTAGTTCTCTTAGCAGCCTCTACTTCCTTATGTTGAGTTTCTGTACTCATTAAAGTTTGATATTGAGCTTTAGGAATTTCGCCATTTTCATACTTTTCCTTTATTTCCGCTTCAAAAGCATGAAGTTCTTCTTCAGTTTTAGTTTTTTTTGCTTCCGCATCTCTTTGACATTTTTCGCTATCTCTCCACCGGTAAGACTTCCATTGATTTAATCGCATCTTAGAAAGATATTTGCCAAAAATTGCGGTTCCATTCACCTTATATGGGTCTTTTGCAAAAGCTTTATCTCGCAGTATGTTCCATTCAGTTGGAATGTACGGAACATCCATCTTTTCCAATAGCCACATAAAAGTGTCTGGGTCAAATGCGTCCACTCGCGCCGTAAGGCATTTTTTACACAATTCAGTTTTTGTTCCATCTCGATAAGTATAAAAATTACCCTCGTCTAATAGGTGCCCGCACCGTTCGCAAACTTTTTGCATTATCTATTCACTCCTTATCATTTCTTTTTATTTCTACAAGCTTTACAAATACTATAATAGTGATCTTTACTTGTATTATTTTTAGAAAAAAATCTATTATGAGCTAATTTAACTTGCCCACAGCGGGAACAGCGCTTCCATTTGCCATATTCTTTTATTGTATAATGCCAAATCAAATATTCTTCTTGAGCTTTTTCCGCAATTAATTTAGGAATTTTTTTCCGCCATAGGGAAGATAAATATTCAACTGAATGTTTAATATGATGCTTTTCGTATAGCAAGGTTTGAATTTCAGAATTCTGTTTGCCATCTATTTTATAAATAAGCAAATCGTAATATAAAGGATATTTTTCCCTTAATGTGTTTTCTATTAAATTATCTAAATCTTCCATTAAATAATAACAGTCGCTCCATAATTGTCCCCAAGCTTCTTCTTTTAATTTAGAATAATGACACAATAGCGCAGACACATGTATTGGATTAAATAAAGATACTAAACAGTTACTTTTTACTTGCCCATCTTTGGTAACTTCGATAGTTTCTGATAAATCAATCTTGTTAAAACTTTTAACTGCATTTACACAATAGAGTGGACGACGGTATGCCGCCTTTAGAACATATTGGTCTTTCCGCATTTCAATTAATTGTTTCCGCAATGAGAATTTCTTTTTCCCAGTCGCCGCGCTCTCCATTTTTTCCACATCATGAATCGCGGAAACCAGTTGCTTTAACCCTGGTACTTCCTCAATATCTTCTTCAGTAATAGAAATTTTAGGAGTAAAAATAATATTCTTATCATTGGTCATCATATTGTATATGCCATCTTCGCCATTTTCAAACTTATTAACTAAGCCCTCAAAAGACAACTCTCGTTTATTTACGGTTACCATTCTATTTTCAGTTAATATTTTTCGCTGTTTCCGCTCTTGTTTATCCATTGCGAAAATAATATAATCCGCCAAAATTTCTAAATATCTAGGAGTTAATTGATCGGAAGGAGTCTCATTTACAATTTTTTTAACTAATTCGTTTCGCTCCTCTGGCGTTTCAAGAGAGTAATCTAATTTACGACCAAGAGGAGATGAAGTACTATCTTTTTTATCTGCCATAAAAGTTCTCCTTTCTACTTCCCTTTTAGTATAACACAAAAAATTTTCTTTGTCAAGTTTGGTCCAAGTTGTTAAAATTGACTTTTAAAAAATAATATGGTATAATAACAATAGTAAAGAAAAAAGGAGCTTACTTATTATGATAACAATTTATAAATATCCTCTTTATCCATCCCCAGGAATTCAAGAGATTAAGATGCCAAACGCTAAAGTTATCAGCGCGGGAATTGATGGTAACGGGCAGATATGTATCTGGGCCGAAGTGGATACAACAGAAAAGAATGAAGTTATTCGTAATTTTTGGTGCGTTGGGACAGGCTGGGATATCTCTGAAATTTTTCATTTTAAGAAAATAATTTTTATTGGGACAGTGGTAGATATTGAAGGCTTGGTTTGGCACATCTATGAAACTGCGGGAACGGCATCTCTTGGCGCGGATACCCCGGTCAATGCGCTTTAAAGCAGGGGTTTCCGCGATGATATATGGTTTTAAAAAAAGGCAACAACTAAATGAAATACTTTATTTTATTGAATTAGAGACTGATGGCGGAGGTGACTGTCTCTATTATCCTACCCCGGTAGAAGAGGATAATTGCAAAATTTTAGAAACTTTAGGGTTTAAACTAAAAGTCGTTATGAAAGACGACCCTCTCTATTATAATGGCTATGAGTCTTATAAAAGAGAGTATTTAGAAATCTCATGGAAAGAATGATAAAATCTGGATGCAGAATTGTAATAGTGGGTTTCCGCGATGAAGATTTGCCTGTGCTAGATAATGTAATGGAAGAGTGGATGCAGAAAAACAATGCGTATATTTTTGCTGTTGTATGCGGAGGTGCCGATCCCCGCAACCATAAGGTTAGTGCAGCGGAAAAATGGGCTAGAGTAAAGGGCGCTCCAGTCGAGTATATATATGAAAAGGATATAGAAATATTATTAAAAAAGATTACCGCGGCCGCGCATTGGATTATTGCTAAGAGAAACGATAGTAATTTTGTTAGAAGATTGATTATGATGTTTAGAATGACAGAAGGGAAACATGGAATTATCATATGATTAAAAATATTAAAATATCTATTTGTGATAGATGCGGCGAGAGCGTTGAAATGGATGCGGATGTATCGTTAGATAAAGTGCCTTCTAGCTGGTGTATTTTGGAACGTCTAAATTATCCTTACGGCTCAGTAATTTTATGCCCAACTTGTGATAAAGCTTTTAAAAATTTTCTTGGAGAATTATAATGAGAAGAAGATTAATTTTTAGAGGAAGGCAAATTGGCTCTAATAAAAAGGTGATGGGGTATTTAACAGGGATTTATAATATTTGTAATGTAGAGATTTATCCTGACAGTATAGAGCAGTGTACTGGCCTAGAAGATGTCCATGGAATTTATATTTTTGAAGGAGACCAAGTACGTCTTCTCTCATCAGATAATGATGAGATTTTATTAGTAAAATGGGACTATACAGACTGCTCTTTTGGTTTGTTCAGTCCCTCTCATCCTAACGAGTGGATTGGAGATTTATGCGCTAATGATGATTATGAGGTGATTTAAGAATGAATTTGGCGGAGGAATTAAGAGTTACCGCAGATAAAGTTTGCGCGGAAAAGCCCGGCATAGAATTAAAGAAATTACTAGAGCAAATAAAGCTTGCCGCGAATGAGGGACGTTACGATATTGTTTTGCCTATCTTTTGTACAGAAAATATTAAAGAACTAAAAAAATATGGATTCTTAGTAATTAAACAGGAGCAACGTGAGTATTTATTTTATATTTATTGGAATAAATATTGCTTAAGGACAGATTGCCCCTATTGCAGGCGTTTTGTTGAACCTGTATATTCAACAGATGTAGAAAAGGGCATTACTCAATGTAGTTATATATATTGCGCTAAAGGTAGCCACAAAGAGCCACTTTTTAAGAATGCAAGAGGAGAATTAGTAAGAACAGAATATTGTTGGGGAAAAGGATGAAGTATAGGCTTCATCCTTTTTCATATTTTGATGGCGGGTTTTATTAACCGTATTTCAGTTTTTAAAAAATTTTTTGGTGGGAGTATGTGCGAGGCAAATCCATTTCAAAAAGTCAAAAAAATTTTTTCCCGCAATACACCCGCCCAGTACGTTGCCTAGCTTGAGGATTCTGAGCGCAGCACGATCTCGCGCTACCCCGCCGCAAAACAGCT